TCTGGTAAATTAACAGATGCCAAAGATAGTATACAACAAGGCATCAAACAGAAAGCTGCTGAGATAGTAGACATGAAAAGGGTTGAAATGTCAGTAGATTGGGCAAATGAAGAAAACTTGGAAAGAAATAACGAAGACGCTGAATGAGGCAAAGTTTAAACTTCCTCGTGATCAGAAAGAAGTCAAAAAGACCGCAGAAAAAGTAGGTGGTCGAACTGTCGATATACGCTTCGCAGAAGATAAGCGAGGCAAAGTTCATGTATATATCGATGGTATGAGTATGGGTGACCCATACATTAACATGAAGAAAGCAGAAAAAGAGATGAAGAATATAAAGAATGTAATCAAACAAATGGGTGAAGAGAACATCTCAAAGGAAGAAATATTAGGAGTAATAAATGAAATTAATATCTGAATTTGTAGACTACGCAGTAGAACCTGTTATTGTTGAACAGAACGAAAAAGGTGTAAAAGAATACTTCATCGAAGGACCTTTCATGCAGGCCGAGATTAAAAATAGAAACGGTCGTGTATATCCAAAAGACATAATGAAGAAAGAAGTAAACAGATATGTCAAAGAGTTCGTAGAAAAAGATCGTGCTTTCGGAGAATTAGGACATCCAGAGGGTCCAACAATCAATTTAGACAAAGTATCTCACATGATTACCAAATTAGAACAAGATGGTAATAACTTCATGGGGAGAGCAAAAATTTTATCAACACCGAATGGAGAGATCGTAAAGAATCTTATAAATGATGGTGCTAAACTAGGAGTATCTTCAAGAGGTCTAGGTTCACTAGAACAAAAGAATGGTGCTCAGTATGTTAAAGGTGACTTTCAGTTGGCCACGGCCGCTGATATAGTCGCAGACCCTAGTGCTCCAGAGGCTTTCGTAGAAGGCATCATGGAAGGAGTCGAATGGGTATATGAAAATAATATCCTCAAAGCTGTAGAAGTCGAGAAGATGCGTAATGATTTACGCACTGCAAAACTTAATAAGTTAGAGGAAGTGAAATTAAATGTATGGAAAAAGTTTGTTAGAAACTTATAACATATAAATAAAAGAGTTAGCTAAAAACTTAACAGGAGAAAAAAATGGCAGACTTAGAAAAAAACCTAGAACAAGCTATAGAAGAGGCAATGCAACCTGATTCTAAAGCTCAAAAAGGAGATTCAAAGCCAGTTAAACAAGGATCATCTGACGCCGCTAAAATTGAAAGTGGTAAAGGTGAAGTCGTCAAACCTGAGGAAAATCCTGTTGACAAAGCAGTTGCATCTGTTAAGAGTGCAGAAAAAGGAACTAAAGAAGTTTCTGGTGATGCACAACAGAAAGGTGAAAGCTCACCTGAACCGCAACCAAAATTGAAAAAAGTTTCAGAGGAAGAAGATTCAGAAGATGAAAAGCCTTCAAAAATGGAAATGATCAAAGCTATGGTCAACAATATGAAAGGGATGGACAAAGAAGAACTCAAAGCCATGTATCAGAAAATGGACATGAGTGATGACGAAGAAGAGATGGACGAATCCTTGACCAAGGCTGAGATGGCACGAAAAATGGTCAACGCTATGAAAAAGAGCGAAGACGATGAAGTCGAAGAACTTCATAAGAAACTGAACGCTATGAAAGATAAAAAACTTATGGCTATGAAAGAAGAAGAAGACGAAGACGAAGACAATGAAAAAGAGGATGAAGATCAAAAAGATGAAATGATGAAGAAATCCAAAAAAGAATCTGTCGAAGTTGAATCTGATCTTGTAGAGATGGAAGTAGAAGACGACCTAGAAAAAATCTCAGAGGCTCTTGAACTTTCAGAAGAAAACCAAGAGAAAGCAAGAACTATCTTTAAAGCAGCTGTATCTTCAAAAGTATCAGAAATTAAAGAACAACTCGAAAGCGATTTCGAAGAAAATTTAAAAACCTCAGTAGAACAAGTCAAAGGCGACCTTGCGGAAGCAGTTGATAAGTATCTAACATATTGTGCAGAAGAGTGGACGAAAGAAAACGAACTTGCAATCGAAAGAGGTTTGAGGTCAGAAATGACAGAAAACTTTATCGAAGGATTAAAAACATTGTTCGTAGAACACTATGTTGATGTTCCAGAAGATAAATATGATGTTATCGATGAACTCGCAAATCGTCTTGATGAGATGGAAGAAAAACTTGACGGCGAAGTCCATAAAAATATGGAAATAGTCGAAGAGAATGATTCTCTCAAAAGACAAAATGTAGTGAGAGTGGCATGTCTTGACTTGTCTGAATCACAACAAGAAAAAATGGTTTCACTATCAGAGGGTGTAGACTTCGTAGACCAAGAAGACTTTGCAGAAAAGGTTTCAGAACTCAAAGAAGCTTACTTCCCAACATCTGACGGTGATACTATCTCAGAAGAAACTGTAGTGGCAGAAGGAACAGGAGAATTTTCTAACGAAGAAGAAACTGTATTATCTTCCGACATTGCAAGATATTCTGAGGCAATAAGTAAACTAAAACCATTAGGTTAATTAATATTTAAAGGAAAAACAAATGTTTTTATCAGAAAATTATATCGATAAGTGGGAGCCAATTCTAGAGCACTCCGATCTTCCTAAGATCGAAGACAACTACAAGAAAGCTGTCACAGCGGTTATCCTTGAAAACCAAGAGAAAGCACTTGCTGAAGAGCGAGTAACTCTTGAAGAAGCCGCACCTTTAAATGCTACTGGCACTGGAATTAGTAATTGGGACCCAATCCTAATATCACTAGTTCGAAGAGCTATGCCAAATCTCGTTGCTTACGACATTTGCGGTGTTCAACCAATGACTGGTCCGACAGGACTTATCTTTGCTATGAAAGCAAGATATCAAGATTATCCATCAGGAAACAGATTAGCACAATCAGAAGCTATGGGTATCAACGAGCCGAGAACTGCGTTCTCAGCTGCAGCTGATACTGATAACGCTGGTGTTGATTCTGACCCAGAAGGAAATCCTTTCGCAAGTTCAAGTGCGTATGAAAACGCAACTACAAGCGGAATGAGCACAGCAACAGCTGAGGCATTAGGCGATGCAGCTAATAACAGTTTCGCACAAATGTCATTCACTATTGAGAAATCAACTGTGACTGCTGTTTCCAGAGCATTAAAAGCAGAATACACTCTAGAATTAGCACAAGACTTAAAAGCAATCCACGGTCTTGACGCTGAATCAGAATTAGCAAACATTCTATCATCAGAAATCCTTGCAGAAATCAACAGAGAAGTTGTAAGAGAAGTAAACAACCAAGCTAAAACAGGTGCATCAGCAACTGCTTCAGCAGGTACTTTCAACTTAGATGTAGATGCAAACGGTAGATGGTCTGTTGAAAAATTCAAAGGGTTATTATTCCAAATTGAAAGAGAAAGCAATGTAATCGCAAAAGAAACAAGAAGAGGAAAAGGTAACTTTATCTTATGTTCTTCTGATGTAGCTTCTGCATTATCAATGGCTGGAGTATTAGATTACACACCTGCATTAAATACAAACATTAATGTTGATGACACAGGCAATACATTTGCTGGTGTTCTTAACGGAAGAATTAAAGTTTATATTGATCCATATGCTGGTGCGGATTACATGACAGTTGGTTATAGAGGTACAAACCCTTATGACGCTGGTATGTTCTACTGCCCATATGTTCCATTACAAATGGTTCGTGCAGTTGGCGAAAATACTTTCCAACCAAAAATTGGTTTCAAAACAAGATACGGAATGGTGTCAAATCCATTCGTAGGTACTACACCTGCTAACGGTCTTGCTTCAGATGGAAGTAACCAATACTACAGAAAAATGGTAGTTTCCAACATTCTGTAAAATTCAGTTAATTGAATTTCTAAGGGGTCTTTTAAGACCCCTTTTTTTATGCCTATATACCTATGTCATTAACACACATACACACAGGAGGAATTATGACACAACCTAAATCAGGCTTTGAAATCAGAGCCGACTTACTTAATCAAGCTCAAGGTTTATTAGAAGGAAACATCTATAGATCAAACGAGGCGATTGTAGAACACAATAACAACTTCCCTAACGATAGAAAACCTTATGGTGACCAATTCGTTGCTACAGAAGAGGTTATTTCAGTTGCAAGACAACTCAATGAGTTTGTAAACGAGAAGTAAAACTTTAGGGGACTTCGGTCCCCTTTTGTAGACAATTATGGAATTATATACTAAGTCAGTATCACCTGATTTGACACATAGAATATATAATGTTTATCGCAACTCAGATAATAATTACTTTCATGGAGATAGACATCATGTAAGTATAATAGGTCATTTTCTTTTGAGTAGTTTTACCATAGAGGAAATGGGATTTGTTTGGTCTGCATTGTTAGAAAATGAAAATTCATTTGCTTTAGACTACGAACCAGTTCTGTTTAGAGTGTTGAAGTATACGACAGGTTGTTTTGTGCAAACTCATGAAGATGTTGCAAGACATGGTGAAGAAACAGACCACAGTCTTATCATTCAATTAAATCCCACAAATGAGTTTAAAGGTGGTGTTCCTATGGTTGCAGATAAAGAATATTATATAGAACAAGGCGATGCCTTGATTTATCAATACGGAGAAAAACACGGAGTTTCAAAAGTCACTGAGGGCGTTCGTTATGTTCTTAATGTGAGAATGAAGAAAATACATAAATAGTATTATGGCATACAAATCAGACATCAATAAATCGATACTAAACAGAAATAACTTTAGACTTCTAATAGATAAAGTGCCTACTGTTGAATATTATGTGAGAACAGTTAATATACCAGGTGTCACTTTCTCAGAGACACAACAGGCGGCTGGTATTGGTGTTGATGCATTTTTTCCAGGTGATAAGGCATCATTCGACACACTTGAAGTATCATTCATAGTCGATGAAGACTTAGCAAACTTTACAGAGATATATGACTGGATAGATTCTATTGTGCCTATAAGTAATTCTAAAAACTTTGAAACATATACAGATACAGCAAAAACTAAAACAAATGTTCTTGCATCTGTAAACAATGACCAAAATCAATATTCAGATATAACTCTAGTAATCAACACAAACAAAAATATACCTAATAGATTCATAAGATTTCATGATGCATTCCCTATATCTCTAAGTAGTATCGAATTAGAATCAGGTGCAGATGCAGAACCAGCCATATGCACAGTATCATTTAGATTTACATTTTACGACATAAAAACTACTTCATAAATACTAAAAAGTATAGTATAATTATAGTATGACATTGGATGAAATAAAAGATATGTGGTCGAAAGACTGCGAAATAGATGATATAGAACTAGACAAATCTAGTCTAGATGTTCCCAAACTACACGCAAAATATTCAGAACTATTAACTGATAACATACTGAAACTAAAAGGTGTTCAGATGAAATATCAGATGATGAGAAAAGATAAATGGTTATGGTTTAATGGTAAAATGGACGAAGCGAGAGTCAAAGAGTTGGGTTGGTCAGATGACCCATTCGATGGTTTAAAGATACTAAAAAATGATATGGATGTTTTCTATAACTCAGATCAAGATTTAACTAAATTAAAAGCACAAATAGATTACTTACAAGAAACAGTAGAGTATGTCAAAAGATGTATGGATAATATTACATGGCGACATCAAACAATCAAAAACACAATAGAATGGCGTAAGTTTATGGCAGGTCAATAATGATACTATCACAATATTGTATTATATACAGAAAGTTTTTTACTGAACATGAGTGTGATTTGATTCATGCAGTTGCAGAAACTAGAGAACTACAAGAGGGTCTAATAGGAAATAATGAAGTAGACCCCGATGCACCAAGTAAAAATGAGGGTGTAAACGACAACTTTATAAGACAATCAGATGTCAGATGGATAGAACATGAAATTATGCCAGAAGAGATTCAACAGAAAATAACAGATGGTATTAATCAAGCATGTATAGACGGCAGATGGTTACATCAATGGGACTTTATAGAGAATCATCAGTATACTGTATACAACCATAGACCAGAAGCACAAGTGACAGGAGATTTCTACACATGGCATGTAGATGCATCAGATCAGCCACAACCAAATGGTAAGATGAGAAAACTAAGTTCTACAATACAACTCTCAGAACCAGATGAGTATGAGGGTGGACATTTTCAGTGGATAGAACCTAGTGGTATATTCGATAAACTTAAATCAACAGGCACACAAAATATAAATGTAGATAGATTTATTCAAACAGCACCGTTCAGTGCAAAAGAAAGAGGTTCTTTTATTATCTTTCCTTCTTTTGTGCATCATCAGGTTACACCAGTAACGAGAGGAAAAAGAATATCGTTAGTAAGTTGGTATCACGGCAATCCTTATGTCTAGTGTCAGAGTAGAAAAAATAAACGAAGTTTTTATGAAAGTTCATTGTGATGATGGACTTGCAAGAGATTTATATGATTTCTTTTCATTCACAGTTCCAAATGCAAAGTTTATGCCGTCAGTCAAGAACAGATATTGGGACGGCAAAGTAAGATTATTTTCACTTAAAACAAATAGAATATACATTGGTCTTTTACCATATGTAGATACATTTTGTAGAGAAAGAGGTTATGATTTTGAAGGCATCAACGATGTCATAGGTGAGAAAACAGATATCAAGTTTGACTTATCAAAGTATTGTATGAAAGAATACAAACTGCCTTTCGAACCTAGAGATTATCAAATAGAAGCCGTAGAGTCTACACTGAAATATGGCAGACAACTATTGTTATCTCCAACGGCATCAGGAAAGTCTTTGATAATATACCTGTTATT